ATGAAAACTAAGTTCCCTAGTGGCTTGATTAAGAACCATCTCTTTCCAATCTTCTTCATTTGAAGCTGTATAAGCTAACATCTTTCCTATGGAAGACAATTCCAATTGACCAAGTAGTATCTCATGATCTCTATTATAAAATGGAGTTCGTTTAAGAAACAATATCTTGGTAACTGGTTTTAATTCTATAGTTAATTCATCTTTACGAGCAGGAGTAATGCCCATACATATGAATTTAGAAAAAGCTATTATATTCTCATGTGTATAAATATATCTATATTCAGGTGAAACATATTTCAAGTTATCATCTCCATAATTAATTAAAGAGACAACAGAAAAGAAATTTATTTTTTGACTTAACACGTGAACAAAGTTACCTAGTTTGGGATCGCACCCATGAGTTGCTCTATAGAGACAAAAATAAAAGCATAAAACTTCTATAATTATCTCGCCAAAACAATTAATGAGAGCAGTAGCGAAAACACCACTGGGAACTTTATTATCCATGAGGAAAACATCGTTGCCTATAATGACAACGTATTGCTGTAATGAATGTAGTATTAACTTAATACGATTCAGTTCTTTATAATTTTTTGGATCTACATAAAATGGAGAGACATTGACTAATGTCCATAACAAATGTATGGCAAAAAGTAAGACAAGGAAAACCTTATCATATTTTTGATAATCAGTGTCAATCCACCCTATGTCATAAAGAAACTTCTCAATATTAACAAATTTTGATATATTAGTATACATATTCATTAACCTTTCGTGGTATTCAGTACCACAAGCATTCATTCCTATTTGAGGAGGTAAAACATCACGACGTTTCATAAATATGTCAATAAATGGACATAGATACATACGACAAAGAACTAGATATGGAGTGTTTCCAGCAAAGAAAACACGTTCTAATCCATCATCAATCTTAGATTGTTTTATAACTTCATCTTTAATGTTTGCAATAGAAACATTAAGAATAGGACGACCTTCATCTAATTGCTTTAAACATGATATAATCTCTTTAGCAAACCACTCTTTAAAGAATGGTTTTTCAGGAGTACCACACACAATATCATTTTTTGATAGATAAGTATGTGGATAACCATATCCAGCATCTAGATTCAAAGGATTTGAATACACTGTACCTCTTATTGTTTGAATTAAAGTGAGAGGAGCAACACTTTCTAAATCATCTTTAATGATTGGATATATATGATTAAATGCAAGATTAGTAGCAGAGAGAAACGGAGACGAATTCTCAATTTTGCCACACATAGACATTTGTCTCAAACAACCCAACATAGGATGAACCCACTCACCTTGCTCTGTTTTATGAGCACGCAAATAGGGCACACCAAGAGATTTAACTGATTCCTGAAACATAACAGCACGATCATATAACTCAGATTTACGAAATTGAGTTGTATTATGATATGGAGTTTTCTTCATGGAACCACAATAAACACCAATAGCATCAACTGCTTCTGCACTTAAATGTGAAAGAATTGATCTACTATCAGTAACATCCGATAATGGATCTTCATTAGCTTTAAAGTATTCACGAACATAATCAGGAGTTATTATCATTGGTAACATGGTAAACTCTAATTTGTTAGTGAAATCAATAGGTACAAAGACACCATAACCATCTGGAGTTTGAGACGATAAGAGACCTATAAATTTAGGTTCTATATCTCTCAAACCATCATGAGTAAGAAAAACTGGAGTACCAGATTTGCCTTGGGCAGTTTTAAAATTTATTTTAATACCACCATCACAAACCTTCATATCCGGTTTAGTCTTATCGTGAGGATGGGGAGAGGTTGAGTTAGTCATAATACCAGTTGGTAAAGCAACTTGTCCATCCACTAAGTACTTATGTGATATCTCACACTTGTACTCAACAGACGGTCTAATAAATCGTCGATTAGAAGAAAAAGGAAATCTAATCATATCAAACTTACTAACTTGAACACTCGGATCTCGTAAAGTTAAACTAACATGCTTAGAAGCAGTGTCAGCTTCACCTGGAAAACAAATCAAAATATCATTGTCTTCTGGAATATCCATCAACATATGTTTAACTGTGTAGATATAACCATCAGAATAATAACCTTTAACAAAGAACCAACGTGTAGTTGAACCAATGCGATATGTTAATTTTAAATCAACAACACTAGTATTCACACTACGTGGATTTGTACCATTTGCAGCTTTATTAACCATATGGGGAGTAACAGTCCAAGAATTGGTTTTGCCATCCATTTTAGGTTGATAAAAGGAAGTGACCATATTCTGCAAAGTAGCATTAGCTTCTTCATCAGATTGTTTTGTTTCATCACCATAACCGGTGAACTCACATATAGTTTTAAAAAACATATGTCTGTAAGTGTACACTATTCCCAAGAATGAAATGATGACAGCACAATGCGGGAC